GCTGTTGGATCTGGATCGGCGCCAGGCATCTTGACGGCTACGGCATCGTCATTCGCGACGGGCGCAACTGGCTGGCCCATCGCTGGGTTTGGACGATCGCGAACGGCACGATCCCAGGCGAGCTGTGCGTCTGCCATCACTGTGACAATCCGCCGTGCGTCCGCCCTGACCATCTCTTCCTCGGCACTCGGGCTGACAACAACGTTGACAAAACGGGGAAGGGGCGCAACGTCGTCATCCCCTGTCCGGGTGAGGCGAACGGCGCAGCCAAGCTCACCGAGTCGGAAGTGCTCGCGATCCGCGCGAAGCATGCCGCCGGTGGCGTATCCATGCGGGCGCTCGGCCGTGAATACGGAGTCGATGGTAGTGCCATCGAGCACATCATTCATCGGCGCAGATGGAGACATATCTAAATGATCTCCCTGCAAATCACTTCCCGAACTGTTTCATACGAACGGGCTCCTATTCGCGCCGCCTCAAAGACGCGCGTCCCGTAGACAATCCGATCCTTGACCGTGACGTCGGTGCCGGCCGGTAGCCAGATCGTCCACTGCGCGACCGCCTGCAACGACGCATCGGCTCCCAGTGCCTCAGCTGCGCCAGACGCCAGCGGCGAGACCCGGCAGGCGACGCCGGTAGCCAGGTCCGACCACGTCTGCGTGGTGCCGTCGCCGGTGCTGGTCTCGACGTACCGCTGGATGACGCAGACGTCAGGGAGGAACTGGTTACTCAGTGCTCGCAGGAAGTCGACGGGGACAATCACTAGTCGGCCTTCTCAGCCTTCGGCGGGTCGTTGAGCGGGCCATCGTAAGGTTCTCCATTTGGGAGAGACACAATGCGAAATCCGGCTTCCTCAAACGAGACCATCTCGCCGGATTTCTGGTCGAGGTAGTGCTTGCCCCGACGGAAGTTCACCGAGTCGATCTCATACTCTTCGCCGGTCTTGTCGTTCCTGATGACGACTTCCACGATTCCTCCTATGCGATGACGACGCCACGAGCGCCGAGCAGTGACAGCGCCTCGCTCGGCACCGATCCGTAATCAACGGAGAACTTGACGGAGACGTCGTTCTGCCCCACCGCTATCGACTCCAGCCCGCTCGTGTTCGGGCGGATGGTCGGACCCAAGAGCGACGCGGCGATCATGGTCGCCGCGAAGGCGACGTTACTGGGCGGTAGGGTCGCATGGGTGTAGGCGACCTGCGCCAGCCCCGGTCCCCACCCCTGGATCAGCAGTACGCCGTTCTCAGCGTTCAGCAGTTCGTACTGTCCGACTGCGAGCGACGTCCACGAGCCGCCCGCGTAGATCGGCGAGCGGGTGCTAACGCTGGTGATGGCGACGACCGGCCGGGCATTGAGGTAGACGCGGTCGTCCAGGATCGAATGCACCTCGCCAGCAATGGGCGAAGCGTCCTGCCAGGACCGGGCGAGATAGCGATCGCACCAGTCTGACGCTGCCTGCGCGGCGATGCCGGCCTGGTTCTGTTGGGCGCCGGTCAGCGTGACACCCAGGTAGGCACTGATCTTTGCCGAATCTGTGTAGGCTGTCACTTGTCAGACTCCGGCCTGATCTTCTTGTCGGCGTAGTTGCGGACCCGCTTGCGGTGCTGATCCGCAAGCGAGCCCGGTGTTCGGAGCGACCCAGGGACGACGACGTAGCCGGGCCGGAGAGACGCGATGGGGCTCCCGTCCTCATCGAAGACGGTGGCCCCCGCCTCCCCAACCCGGTACGTCGTCATCAACTACGCGCCAGTCACACGAGCGAACGCCGTCGGACGGAACACGACGAACGCCGCCCTCATCTCGGCCAGGATCGTCTGCATGTTGCGGACGAACTGGTCGTCAATCGTGCCGACCCGGATGGCGCCCTGCTCGCGATCGAACATCATGCAGCCGAGCTGGAAGTCGCCGACGAGGATGGTGTTCTCGGTCATGCCCAGTGAGAGCACGACCGGCCGTCCCCAGAGGGTCTGCGGGCCAGCAACACTCGGCGGGCCGTAGAGGTAGCCGCCAGGGTTGACGTTACCCGTCACCGCCGACTCACGCGCCAGACGGATGGCTGCCCAGTCGAGCGGATTGAGCACCACGCCGTTCGGCCGGGCAAGCCCGGTCACCTGGACGATGAGCATGGCAGCGAACGCGGCGTCTACCGCCGTCGCCTGCCCGCCGTACGTGGAACCTGCCGACAGGCCCACCGTGGAGAGCCCGGAGGCCAGGATGCCACCCAGGTTCGGCGGTGTGCCGTTGCCCGAGAGAATCTGGTCTTCAAGCTCCTGGTTGAGCCCGTACATCAGACGGTTGTCGATGATGCCCCGGACCTGGGGCGCGTCGGCGAGCATCTGATTCGTGACGGGAATCCAGTGCGCGATGGTCTGCACTGGACTGGTTGCTAGCTCGAAGTTCAGGACGGACTCGGCCTTGAGGCCAGTGGTGCCCGTTGTCGCGGTCGCCTCCGCCACGGTCGCGGCGTTGTTGGTGAACGTCTTTTCCTTCGCGTACTCGATCAGGTTGGACGTCGTCTGCGCAGTCGGGATCAGGTCCAGCAGCGTCAGCTCGCGCTGCAAGATTTCCTGGAACCCCGGCTGCCGATCGTTGACGATCAGGTTCCCGCCCTGACCCGAGGCCGAGTAGACCAGCGCCTTGTGCGCCAGGTAGGCCAGCAAGGAGCCTTTCAGGGCCACGTCAAAGCGATGCTTGACCGCTGAATGGACCTCGCCGCTCGCCACGATCCGCTTGTAGTGCTCGTCGTTGACGAACTGCTGGCCGAACATTTCCAGCGCCTTGGGCGAGTCGGGCTCACCGTTCGGCTGCTCGTGCTGCTGTCCAGGTCGCGACAGTATCTCCAGGCGGGTCTGGTTGTGCTGCTGCCGCTGCTGCGCGGTCTGCTTCGCGCCGATGTAGCCCGAGAGCTGATCGGTCTCGTCTGCGAGGCTCTTGTACTGCGCGAAGTCCTCGGCGCTGTCTTGGGGGGTTAGCCCGGTGGGGTACTTCTTGTCGAACTCGGCCATCTGCTGATACCGGGACTTCTCCTCGGTCAGCAGTTCGGGCATCGACATGCCGCTGAGCTGTTCTACGGTCAACATGCGGGTCGCTCCAGGACTGCCGCCATACGGCGGCGTTGCTCCGGGCTGAGGCGGATGCGCTCAGGCGGAGGCGGCGGCACGAGCAGCGCGTCGACCTCATCGGCTGTATCTCGGAGCGACCCGCTCATCACGGCCAGGAGTTCTTTACGCGCCTCAGAGAGAGATTTACCGTCCGTAGCGCGGATGTCTGACCCAGACTTCACGCGCGCAAGCCATTCGTTGATCGTCGTCTGGACAATCACCGAGTGCTCGCTGAATGGACGGCCTACAGACTTGACGTCGGTAATGACCGCGTTCCGGTTCGCCGGGATGGCGACGCAGGAGACCTCAAAGAGATCGACTTTCCGAAGCAGACGGACCCCGTCCTCTCGGTAGTCGGCCTCTAGGGTGAAGTAGCCGATGCTGAGCGAGTCCAGCACGCCGGCCTTACACAGCTTGTAGGCGTCGGTGCCGGCCCCGGTGTCCACGATCGACCAGCGGCCGAACAGGCCCTCGTCAGTCTCTTCGATGCTGATCTGCTTGCCGATCGGCTCCATGTGCTCGAAGAGAAGCTTGGTGGGCCGCTTGGCAATGCTCTCGGAGAAGGCGCCACGGACGACCACGTCGCCGTAGCTGTCGGGCTCGCCGCCCCAGGTCGACGCCAGCCCGGCGACTTCCCAGCCGCCCGACTCGACGCTGACGACTTCCTTGACCTCGAACGGGATGCTCTTGTATTCGAGCGGCATGCAAACAGCCCCTTTCCCGCTGCGTCATGCGCGCGTGGTAAAGGGGCTGTAGCGCCCGTCTATTCGACTGCTACTACTCTACGCTATGTCTTAGGGTCGTGCAACCGGTGCTGTTGATACCGTTTGCAGCGATTGTCCGGACAGACGATCTCGATTCGTCCGTTCTTCGGCTCGGCGCGCAGCAGCAGCCGTCGGCAGTTCTTGCACCTGACCTCGACCATCTTCGAGGCCGGTGCCGGCTCACGCCACGACGAGGCCACGGTCAGGGGCTCACAGAAATGCAGGCTTCATCCCAGATGAAGCCGCACCGCTCACAGCGGCGACTGATCCATTCATCGGCCGGAGCCGTGCGACCAATCGGCGTCAACCTTTTGCTGTGCCACTGGCAATTGACCTTATCGTGGCGGCACTTCGGACAGGTCGCCTCCGGGTTGAACGGCGGCAGTTTCGCGGTCATACCGTCACCAGCCTTCCGCGCGTCCGCGCGCTCTCCGCGATCTGGCTCCAAGCATCGGGCCACTTGTGTAGGTTGCCGGCCAGGCTGTGATGCTTCTCGACCGTCTTGAGTAGCCGCGTCGCCATCATCCGCCGGAGCGCGTTCGACTCGACGAGCTGCACGAGCGCGTCCTCCCATTCGCCGACGCTGTCCGCGATGAAGCCACTGTAGCCATGATCGACAAGGCCCGCGTACAACGTAGGACTAGCGACCACGGCAGCCCCGGCCGCCGCGTACTCCATTGCTTTGATAGGGCTCTTCGGACGATTGAAGGGCGTATCGGCGACGGCGCAGCAGCCGATGTCGATTTGTCGGATCCCATAGGGGTAGTCCTCCAACCGCATCCACGGCAGGATAGCCAGCCGGTCGCGGTCGACGTTCTCCAGGATGACGGGCGGCACATGCCCCTGCACGACGAAGCGGACGGCCGGGTAGCGCCGGGCGATCCGCCCCCAGGCTTCCGCCATCATCTCGACGTCGCGGTCATGTCTGCGCCCGCCGGCCCAGCCAATCGTCAGGCCCGGAATCTGGCGACTGGTGGCCTTCACAACGCCCCTGAACCAGACAAGGTCTATCGCGTTGGGGACCACGATGACGGGCTTCGTGGTGAAGCTGCGGACGATGGTAGCTAACCGCTGGGTGCTGACCGTCACGCCGTCACACTGCTGCATGGCCCAGATCCGCTCGAAGCGGGACGCCTCCAGTTGCTCGTAGGTGCGCCCCTCCATCCAGCCGAGTTCGACCCGGCGTTGGGTCTCGGCAGCCGTGAAGATGTCGTCGTCGGCATCGTAGATGCAGACCTTGCCGTCCTGGCGGTTCTTCTGGAACCACGCCTCGGCGACCCGGCGGTACTCGGGCGGCCACTCCATCCGTGGGATCAGGTACGCCTCGGCGGCGCGCGCGACCAGGCCCAGCAGGTCGGCATCCTTGAAGTCCCAGCCGGCCGGGTAGCCCTGCTTCTCCAGCGCCGTGATCGGACCCAAAACTCTCCACAAATCTGGACCCGTTTGTTGACGGCCGACGAGCGCGAGGATGCTTGGCCCGGTCAGGCGGTCAGGCACGACTTGCCATCCTCTCTCTCAGGCCGCCCAGCAGGCCGAGGCGGTACGTGAAGGGGCAGAACCGCACGATGTCGTAGCGGTGCAACCGGCGAGCGACCGGGAGCAGGCATCGTCGCCTCCTACTTATGAGCACAATGAGTGACCAGCACCTCGGGGACGAACACCCATCGTGCATGAGCTTTCATCGCCCGGCTGACCGCGTCCCAATCGGTCGCGTTCCCGATCTGCACCCGGAACAGCATCCCCTTGTCCAGCATCTCGCGCTTGTAAAGAAACTGTGTGATCTGCCCAGCCTGCGGCGGGTTGGTCCCGATCACATACGGCGGGTTGTTCCAGGCAAACGTGATCTCGGCCTGCGAGTAGGCGAAGTCCACGTCATACGCTTCGAGCGCGTCTACGAGCTTTGTGATCGCATCGGGGTCGAGGAAGCGCTCGTCATCCGACATGGTGATCTGGTACTCACCGCGCGCGAGCAACTGCGCGACCATGAACGGCGCCGCGCTGATGGAATCCGTGAGCAGGCCGGACGACCAGAAACCAAGCTCTTGAAAGATGATCGGGACGTCGCTTGTTGGCCCCTTCATCGCGCTGAGGTCATGGTCCGGGCCGTCAGCAACGATCACATGCTCCAGAGGCCGGTAGGTCTGGGCGCGCACATTCTCGATAGCGCCGAGTAGCAGCTCGTGGCGCTGGTAGGTGCCGGTGACGACTGACACGAGCTTACGATCAGTCATCGGAGCCACCGTCGGACCAGTGCGCGCACCGTGTCGTCCCATAGCCCGAAAACCAGCGCCCCTCCGACGCAGAGCCAGAACTCAAGGTCACTCACGGCTTCCCTCCCGGCGGATCAAGAGGCGCTGGACACAATAACCAGCGGTCGCCCCTGGCCCATCCTATCCACAGCTCCGGGAATGCCTCGTTGTACGGCTGCCAGGTCACCTGATAGCCCAGCAGGTTGTCCAAGAACGCGATTGCGTTGACCCGGCTCGTGAAGACGTCGGCACGCCTGAC